AGATCATGGTTTTAAGTTTGATCATAATAAATGCATGTATACAGCCGCTCAAACAAATGAATTAAGGCTTTTTGTCGCTCATGATCTTGATAAGCTTTTCAACTATGATATTCAATTGTTTTTCAATACTGAAGCAAAAAAAGAACTATATGCGCCTGATATCCAAGAAATAAAAGATATTTGTTATTATTTAAAAGTTTATAAATGCTATGTTGATATTCTAAGCAAGAATCTTTTTAAGATCTGTAAACCAGGCTCAAAAAGCTTGCTTGCAACTTATAATACTAGCTTTAAAACTATTGATATTTTTAATAGAAACAAGCTTATAGAAAGCTATGTGTATAATAATGGTAAAATCGAAAAGATGAGCATTGAAAAAGCAGCACCAAAGAAGAAAAAAAAGCCGCTTACAGATCAACAAAAATTAAATGAAATGCTTGAAGCATTTCCATTTTAGGAGGTAAAAAAAATATGGGATATATAGGAAATAAAATGAGTGAGCGCGCTTATGAAGCTTATGAAAGTGGTGAAAAGCCACTTTCAAAATGGACTAAAACAGCAATCATTAATACAGTATTAGATTATAGGAATGATTTTGAATATGATGAGTTGAAAAAGTATAGTAAGGATGTTTTAAAAGTTTTCCTAACATATTCAAGCTGGCATCATACCGGAACGTATTTCAATGAAACATCGTTTTATAGTTTGGATGAAAGTTTTATCGAGAACGAAAAAAATTATATTATTCAAGTTTTGAACGAAAAAGTGAAAGAGTTAAAAAAAGAAAAAGAAGAAAAAAAGATTTTAAAACTTCAAAAATGCAAATTTAAATATATTGAATGGGCCGGAACACGAAAACATCCAAAAGCAATAGAAAAAGAATCATACGGTATCATAAAAGGATCATGGATATACTACAAAGACGGCAAAAAGTCATTAAATGGTAAATATATTCATGTGGTTGAAATATTTGAACGTGCACCGCGCGGAACTGCTGCACTATTTAAACAAATTGAAAAGGACTTGTAAAAGTCCTTTTTTTAATGTCTTTTCAATTCTTTTTGAATCAGCTTTTTTTTAATTGGATTCGATGCGAAAAAGTTCATAAAAAGTTTTGTTTTAAACTCGTATTCTTTTTGATCCATTTCTTTTATGTCTAAAACTCTTTTAAATATTACTATCGCAATAAAGTTTGCAAACAAGTTTGCATCTTTTTCTATTTCCTGATTCTCATAGTTTTCGTTGCTTGAATCCTTATAACTTTCAAATTCTTTTTTCCATATAGAAACGCTTCTTTCATCTATAGAAAACACTTTTTGATTCTTCTTATATACACATGCATATTGGTATAAATGTCTTATTTCATGTGCAAGATATATATAAACTAAACTACTATCTATGGATGTATTCAGGTTTACACAAATTACATTTTCTTTTGGGTATGATGTGCATATGCTTGTATCTTTCACTTGAAAAAGTTCTTTTTTGATTGGCTTATTCTTAAGATCATAAACCTTATCATTTACTTTAAAGTAAACTTTTGGAATCTTTATATTTAATAGTGTGCATATAAAACTTACATAATCATTCATGCATCCATTATATCTTAAAAACTTTATTTTGAAAAACTTATTTATCTAGGATCGTAAACACTTTTATTAAATTTGATTCTGAATAAAGTTGAAAATAATTTGAATCCTTTTTATGATTATTTCCAATATCTTTATTCAATAACTTTGCAACCAAACGATCAAACTTTTCTTTATTGACCATGAAATACCGTAATACTTTAGAAATATCTGTTTCTAAAGATATAATTTCTTCATAATCTGAACATACAACAACTATTGCTGTATCTTTATAGCTTATATAAATACGTCTATCTAAAAACTTGTCTTCAAACATTCAAACACCCCTTACTTATCCAGGATCATAAAAACTTTTTCAAGTTGTTCTTGAGAGGTTGGAAAAAACTTTTTAGATCCTTTTTCATGCTTGCATAGAATCGAACCATCAAAAAACTTTTCCAGCAAGTGAGAAAACTTTTCTTTCTTCACATAATAAACATAATTCACGGATACATCTTCATCATCATGCGCATTGTATTCAAAAATTTTTTCAACCAGCTCAGAACAAACAACACAAATCTGTACATTATCATACTTCACAAAAGCCTTCACAAAAACTTCTTTATAACAAAACTTATTTTCGTCCATTTAATCACTCCTAAAAAACTTTCTACACATCAAGTAATATTCTAATAAACTTTTTATATTCTTCTGATTTTAGATAAAACTTATTGCAACCATTCATTATGTCTTCATAGTTTAAGCATTCAATTTCATTATCTAAAAACTTTTTATATAAACTTTTGAATTGCGGTTCACAAATATAATGTTTAATAACGAGTATACCATTCTTATCATAATTACACCTATAAAACTCTTCATCTGCCATATAAACACATACAATATGATCTTCATATTGTACAAATAAACTTTCTGTATTATGAATTAGAAAAAACTTTTTCACTTTTGCTAAAAACTTTCTCACAATATCACTCCTATCGACCAGCAGTCATTTCTGCATAAAAATCATAATAACATTTACCTAAATACATCCGGCCATTATTGAAATGCGTTCTTAAATAAAACATTACTTTTTCAAAATTCTGCCGATCAAGCACTATAATTCTTTTAAACCCATCACGTCCATGAGCATCTTGTCTATATCTATACTTTATTCCATCGTTGACAATAAACTTATCAAGCTTTTTATATTTCTTTTTGGTGAGATTATACTCATAACCCCATCCTTCATCATTATGCAAAATTATAAACCATCTGTTATAACACGGCATAATTTTTAAGTATCCAACACGTTCCATGATACCGTTCCTATTTATCTGCAATCGTTTCTACAAAACAATTATAATAAATATATCTTTTTCCATCATAATCAAATTTTACAGCTCCACTTGTCAATGATTCAATATCAATTCTACCTTCATAGCTAGCTATAATTTTTCCATCTGCTGTATACACATTGATTATTCTATTCAATCCACCATTCAAATCTGATTTTACATCAGTACCCCAACGATCCACAGATGCACATCCAAATAATGAAATGCCAATCATTCCAACCATTAATAATTTGTATAATTTATTCATTTTATCCTTCTTTTCTATGTCCGATAACTATATATTATCAGACCAACTACAAACCTTTTAAAAGCCTAGTAAATAGGCTACTTTATAACACTTTTCTAAAATAAAAACTTTATGAATTTTTGAGCCATGCTATAATGTGTTTATTTATTTGTATCTTCTACATTAATCAAGCCATGTTCAATTGTTTCTTTAGCAGGAAAGAATGTTATTTTATATCCATACGGATTTTCTTTTGCCGAATCGGTCTGAATACTTGTATATGTTACATCTTTTGATAAATGTGCATAGAACAATTTATATTTATCTTTTCCAGTTTTAATCGTTACATTCAAATCTCCATCACTATCTGTTTCAATAGATATTTTTCCTTCAACAGAAAATAACGGTTCATTTGTTCTAGTATTTAATGCCACAACCTTTCTCGATATTTTAAAGTTGTTTGCATCCACTCTTAAATTATGATTAGCTGTATCTGATTCTTGGCATCCCGCCAAACCTAGACACATTGTCATTCCTAAAATTGCACATAATATTTTTTTCATTTGTTCAAATCTCCCATAATGAGCTTTTTAAGCTCTTTTTTCATCGCGTAATACATTTTCATTCTGCTACAGAACTTTTCGCCTGAAAGCTTCTCAAATGATTCTCCGTTGACATAATGACGTTTCATATATAAACGAATATCATCATCTGGAATAAGATCAATAATCGTTTCGATTTCTCTCATCTTTCCTAAGATAAGATTCTTATCATCTTCAAGCACTTTTTCTTTTGAAATAAACTTTACAAGAACATCATTTGTAATATCCTTATTTTTCTTTGAATCCAACCTTTGTTCAAATGATGGAGATTTTGGATCTGAAAATTCTTTTTTTCGAACCTCCAAATCCTTTAAAATTCCATCCAACGATTTAAACTTTCTTTCATAGATCTTGAACATTTCAAGCTTTTTAATTAATGCATCCACTTGAACATCTACATATTCTTCATAATCCGTTTTACTCATCTTCTCTCCTATGCAATCTCTTCAATTTCCTCAATGCTGCATGATGGATGTTTCATATAGAACTTATACATTGCCATACTTTTTGACTCTTCATGAACTTCCATCACACAAATATTATTGTCTTTGATATATTTAATTCTGTATTTCTTTAACACCTTTATATCCTAACCTTTCTAATTCTTTTTTTCTTTCTTCATTTTCTTTTATTATCAGCCAGCCACATCCTTCTACGAACCAATCGTCTCCATATATATCAAAAATCTGTTTCATAGTATCATTGCAAGCATCATCTATATCTAAGTGATCTACAATAAAAGCTAATTCTTCTCTTGGTATGAATTTCATTTTGTTTCCTCAAATCCATCATACAAATATTCTTTATTCACCTTATTTTTTAAATTCATAATTTCCATTTTTTGTGCTGCAATCATATTTTCTAAACTTGTAATCTGTGATACCATTGCACAACTACATACAATCAATCCGCATATAGCACCTAACATCAATCCTATTGTAAACCACATATTAGAAACCACTCTCCAACGGATTACCTGATGGTGCGTTCAATCCATATAATGTTGCATATACAATAATTGCATATACAACGTAAAGTACTATACAAGTAATAATAAGATCCAGGTTCTTAATAATTGCTTTTTTAATTCTATTCATCATCATTTAAATATTTTAACTCTTTCATTAACTCATGCTTTGTTTTTTCAAACTCTGATTCGATTTGTTTCTGTACATCAATCTTAGTTTGTTTAAACCATTTCTTTTTGAACTTAGTAACTGCTTCACGATAACGTTTTTCATCACAGTCACATGATTGCCACCATTCTAAATCATGTAGAACTGTAACTAAATCTTTCATCATTTCATTTAATTGAGAATCGAACATTCTGTTAACACATTCTTCTTCAACTCTGCAATACACATAGCTGTAACTTCCACCACTCATTAGTTAATCTCCTTTTCAATCTACAATCTTTCTACCGCAATTTGGACAATATTTTGGTCTGTAACCATAAAAGAATTCTACTCTATTATCTTCGTCGCTTTTAACTCCTGTTTGGTGTACTGATATGAATCCACAATTAGAACATTTAAATACATCCCTTGAATCATATTCTAATTTGTTAGTGCAAGTTTCTTCTTCTAACCAACCTAATTCTTTACATTGCTTTTGAATTGCTTTTAATTCTGGGATGCTAATATTAACACAATCAAAACTCCTTTTGCTTTTCTGAATCGTTTGTT